TATGACTATATCTACTTCGATAAACAATTCACATAAGGATTTCAATTCATTAGAATCACTAAGAAAACACATTTTTAAAGAAAAGAGAATCGAGAGCATGACAATATCACTATTAAAAGATGGTAGACATTGTAAGTTGTCGATTTTAGGAGCTACATATTTTATTTTAACTGGAAAAGTATCTGATAATCAAATGAAAAGGAGTGCTTAAAATGGAAATTAGTTCTTTCTGGACAATGAATTCAATAATTTTAATTACAGGCTATTCTATTTTTGTAGTTATTCTCACATTTTATATAGGTGGCAGAGTAAAAGAAATATTTAAAATGTTGAATAACTTTGAAAATGTAATTAAAAATCTTGAAAATGGTCTAAACAATCTTGATAAATCATCTTATCAAATTAACAGCAATCAGAAGAAAATCAAACAAGACCTCAACGTAATTGACATTGTTTTAAAAAAATACAAGGGAATAAGCTTCGATACAAAGGTTAATACTAGTTTAATGTCTGAGATAGAAGAGAGGTTGAAAATAGAAGAATCTAAGAAATTACCACAATACAAAGACATTGAAGATACAGTTATAATTGAAGAACAAGAAGAAACACCATGTATATTTATAGATAAGCCAAGAAATAAAAAAATATTGTCACAATCTCCAATTAAAAGTAAATTCGTTAGTGCTGTTGATAGAGTTGTACATACTGTGGATAACTTAACGGATAAGATAAAAAATGTGGATAATTTAGATTATAAAGTTGATGACAGTTTTTCAACTACAAAAATACCAAACATAAATCCATCACAAAATATTTATAGATATGAAGACAATTTTAGTTTAGAAGAAAGCAAGGAGGTGAAATAATTTGAGCAAAAATGAAATAATCAAAAGATTAAAAAGTTCTGTAGTGTGGACAGGTGTAATAAGTTATATTTTGGCAATATTAAGTACATGGGGAATTGATGATGTCAGAATAAAAATTACATTAGTAAGCGTATTAGGAGTATTAGTACTATTTGGATTTCTTAATAATCCAGGGAATAAGGAGGGATTTTGATGGCTAAAAAAGTAATAGTTCTTGATGCTGGTCATGGTGGAAAAGATGTTGGAAGTCTATGGCACAATGGGAATTTTGAAAAAGACTACAACTTAAATATTGTAACAGCTGTTTCAAACTTATTGTCAACAGTAAATATAATGTGCTTCATCACAAGAATCACAGATACAACGCTTGATAATGATGATAGAATAAAATATTTAAATGATTTTTCTGGAAATAATGATTTGGTTGATGTGTATAGTTTTCACACTAATGCTTTTGATAAAAAAACTGAAGGAACAGAAATATTATTATCCCAGTCAAACACAGTTGATACAGAATGGTCTAAGGCATTTCTAAATGAATACTGCAAGTTATTTAAGTTTACAAATAGAGGTATAGTTAGAAAAAAAGGTAGTAATGGCACAGATTATTATTACATGCACAGACTAACAGAATCAAATGTGAGAGTTAAGATAATAGAATTTGGCTTTGGAGATTGTTTGTCAGATATGGTCAAACTTATAAATAATTTTGAGGCAATTGCATTTTTTACAGCTCAGCAAATAGCATATAGATATGGGAAAGTACTAAAGAAACCAGTTATTAAAAAAACATATATAGAAATATTAAAAGAAATAGATATGGAAAAATTGACAATACCTGAATTCATAGAAAAATTATATTATACAATTCCATAACTGAATATCATAAAAAAGCTTATTCGTAGATAAAAATAGAATAAGCTTTTTTATGCAGAAATTTAGTTCATTATTTTAACTTTTTGTACAATTATATGACTTCCTGATTGTACAGTAGATGGATTTGTTGCATCTGAATTGATTTGAGCAGCCCTATATTGAAAAGTTATAGCTGCTTCAAATGTCTCTATGACAAAATGCTCCTGTATATGTGAACCAGTTGTAGAATTTGCTAACGGATAACTCACATCCGTTGCAAGTCCGTGTGTTCCAGAATTTCGAGTTAATGAAAATGTTGTAGAACTAGCTACCTGAGATTCTCCACCTCTGCAATTTCTCTCACATAATAAAGTATAATTTGTACCAGTTACATTCCAGTCAAATTTTATATCTGGTACAGTATCTATACATTTTGCGTTTACATGAGCATCTATTACATAAACTCCATTTGGAGGAAGCGTGAATACTAGTCCTGTAATAGCTGTCATTGTGTTATTTAAAAATTGTTGGTCTGCAGTCATTCTATAATATTTATTTTGTTCTTGATATTTACCATCTACATTAATATCTTGATTCTCCATATGTGAACACACAAAATCAGTTAACAATCCATAACTTGTTGCACCTGTTGCACCAAGGCAAACAGCTCCTTCGTCTGTAGCAGTTATGGAAGTTTCATATTCACATATTTTTTCAAGTTCGCCTTCTTTTTTACATGTCACCCTGCAAGTCTGCGAACTTTTATCAAACATAATTACAACTCTTTCATGCTTTGCAAGCGCATTTGTAAAGGCAGATGATATTGTTGTTCCAATTCCACCTTGATGTAAATATAGATACAATATGCTTGATGACACATATGCTTTAACATAATTATTAGCATCTACATACCAAATCATACTTGGCAATTCTCCAGCAGTTTTACAATACCACTCAAACTTACATATAAAATTTATTACATCACTGTATAACTGTATACCATTATTCAATTCATAAGGATTACTAAAAAACATACCACTTCTATGTATTTTTTCACAATATACCAATAAGAACCAATCAATATTTACAGTAAAGCTGCTGACCCATCCAGTGCCAGCTCCCATATACCTTTGAAAGCTTTCATTGTATCCACCATTTTCTCTATACATTCCACAATATACAAATACAACATATGCAGCTGTTGCACTTGCTGTTGAGACATAATCGAATCTAGCATATATAATAGTATCCCAATCTGGAGGCGCTCCAAAATCTGTAAAGCTACTTTTTGCAACATCTATTGTATTATATCCATTCTCCAAATCAGCAGACAGTACTCTTGCATATCTGAAATTTGTTGAATTTGTTCCAAGTTTTATTTGTACATAGTTTACTTTTGTCTTATCTGATACATATACAATGCAAGTTATTTTATCATCAGCAGGTGAAACGGATCCGTCATTAAACTTTTCAAGATTTAACAATACAGTTTTATATATTCCTAGTGTTCCAGCACTTGCATCTGGTTCTGTTATTCTAATAGAATTTTTACCAAGTATATTATATGTAGTATCATTTGACATTGAACCTGCTACATCCTCAGAAAATTCACTTACAGTCGAAAAATTTTCTATTTCTTTAAAATTTCTTTGAAAATAATAATCTACATAATCACTAAATTTAAACGTTTTAGACCTGCTTAATTCTGTATCAGCTCCGCCTATTATTCTTTCGTATTCATTTAAATTTGCATCATTTATTGCTGGAACTCCACCATTAGCCCATGTTAAAGGCGTATGTTTACCAAAAATAGCCATAACAACCTCCTAAGATATTTTATCCACTCTTTCAAATTGTATTTCTTCTGTGCTTTCTTTTGAATAACTCCACAATATTCGTGATACAAGTAATCCTGTGCCTTTGCCTGCTCCACCATCCCAAGGCAATGCATTACCTGCAAACAATCCTATCTCTTCTATATTAACATCTCCTATATCCCCGGAGCCAATTAAAAGGTAATCCGGTTCATCTGCCGTTAAAGTTGCCCTTGATGTCAACTCGCCTGTGCCAGTCCTAAGTTTAGAAACTATAGGTATTCTATATACCTCATCTCCTAAAGCTGTGTTAGTTGCTGCCAATGGCAATATTGTTCCATTGTCTTCTCCAATTGCAATGTATCTATAAGTTAAATTTGTATTTGAGTAAAATGCCTTGATTATCTCATCAAAAGCAAGATTCATTATAGTATTATCTATAAAATAAACACCTTTTTTAGTTATTATTTTGTAAGAACCTTTCCATTTCAAAAAACTTCCCTTTATAGTATCAGTTAAACTCATATTCACGATTCCTTCCTTAACTGGATTCTTTTTATAAATTCTAAACCTATCGAATTCGAGGGGTTTAGAATATTAATCAGCTTCAATATCAACTGTAGTTGGCACAGAATTAGGATACAAATTATCTGCTGGATACAAATTATCTGCTGGAAATAATGCATCCGAAACAGAAATAGTTGTAGTACCGTCCCAGCTATATCCTTCTGAAACTTGCTTAGTAACATACACTTCTGAATCTTCTCTAAGAGTAAAATTTTTACTAGTAGATAGCCAACTTTTGAAGAACTTTTGCCATCCTCCTTGAGCTTCCCCATCTATAATAGTATATGAATTCAACAACCTCGTTCCAATGTCTTGTATTTTTTTCTCACAAACAAGATAACCACTTCCAACAGAATATAGTGAGTTTATATTAAAACTTGGCAATATAACATCAATGATATCTCCAATCTCAAATTTTAAATCATAACTACTAAAATTTATAACTTGAGACATATTAGAATATTTTCTCAATATAGCTTTTGCCCTATCTTCCGCAACTGTTGCGCCTTCTATATTATCGCCATTTTCTATAGCCTCATATAAGCCGCTACCGCCTTCTATTGCTTGCCTTGCTGCTATTTGTACTAAGTCATCTTCGATTATGTTATTTTTAAATTGT